CTGGAGGTGGGGAAGTGAGGCGACTATGGAAATGGTGGAAGCGCCGCCAGTGGGAGCGCGAATCGGTAGAAGTGGCTCGGCGCCTTGTAGAGGCTGAGGCGGTCTACACCACGCGGCTAGCGATCCATGGCCGGACCGCCTACATCTACTACGACGAGCTTTCCAAGATGAAAGGTGCCGTGGAGGTGCTGATCTTCGACTTGGAGCGGTTGAATGACCTTTTGGGGAAGAAGCCATGATGAACGACAGCCACGCCATATTGGATGACCTACTTTCGCGCTGGCACTCGCATTGCCGCGCCTACAGGGCAAACCAGCAGGCCCCCAGCGATCCCGTGTTCCGCAACACCAAGAGCGGGCGAGGGTGGGACAGCACAGACGAGATCATTGAGGACGAGATCCACGGCTCCATGATGGAGGCCATCGACTTCCAGGTGAGCGAGATGCAAGACCCGTACCGGGCGGCGATCTATGCGCTGGCTCGGAACCTGAGCACTGGGCACAGTGTATGGATGTCGCCGCGGTTGCCGACCGATCCCCTAAAGCTGGCCACTGTGGTCGCTGAAGCCAGAAATCAAATCACAAAGCGGCTCATGGCCGTGGGAGTTATGTAAATGAATACGCAATACGTGGTGGTGGTTGAGGTTGACAACAAGCGAGCTTTGGCCGCGTATCAAAAGGGCTTGGCCGACTTGGACCTGATATGGCCGCAACTGATGGAGCATGCCCAAAAGATAGACGCTGAAAGGCGGAAAACGTATGAGGCAGAGCAGACAAAGAAGCGTCTAGAGCGAGAACGTGAAGAGGCCGCCCGAGAGAACTACAAGAAGCAAATGAGAGAGTGGGAAGAAAAGAAGATTTTCCGAGGAGAGCCGCCGAGATATCCATGGCCGTCCTATGAGGGATTGTCCGACTACTTCCCACCTTCATACCTGCGTGACTCATATGTAAGCGCCCGCATGGAGTTGCAAAACATGGCCAACCTCGCAGGGGCGGCAATCGCCCCCTTCCGAATGACCGAAGGCCAAGTGCACCGGATGGTGGAGTGGGAAAATGGGAATGCGATTGAGCGCATGAAGGAGGGGATGTCCGAACGGTTGGCGCGCACGCGAAATGTTGAAAACAACAGTTACACATTGCCTACTTGACGCAACCCAGTTGCAGTATCAGAATCGCGCTCGGTGGGCAGAGTTGCCTCCCAAGTTTCCTAAAGCCGCCTCGCAGCAATGCCTGGCGGCTTTGTCGTTTTCGCTGGGCCGAGCCACCACCCTATAGCTACATGCTTTGGGCTCGTGCCCAGCACCTATTGAGGAAGAACGATGCACCCATCCTCCTTCATCGCAGACATGAACAGTCTGCAGAAGGAGCTTGACGCACTTCCTCTTGAGGTAACGCGCCTCATCGGCTCCCTGATGGAGTTGGTAGAGGTGCAGCAATCCAACATCGAGACGATGCTGACCGTGAACAAGAAGCTGCTCGATGTGATCGACCGGCTGACCTGATCGATTCACCCATCAACAGCACCAGCCCTGCGTGCAGCGCGGTAGCGACCCGCGCGGATTCTTTGCCATTCGCACTCAATGGGCGCAGGGTGCGAGTGCTGACCGCATAAGCCCAGCGCTTCGGCGTAAGTCGGATGGGCTGCAAGTTACCTAACATCGAACAAGCCTGGAAAGGCACTCGAAATCAATCATGCCTGAAAACAATCAAACCCAATCAAAGCGCGGGGGTGCGCGTAAGGGCGCCGGGCGCAAGGCTGGGTCTGCCACGCAGAAGACGCGGGAGATTGCAGACAAGGCAGCGGCGGCAGGGATCACGCCACTTGAGGTGATGCTGGAGGCAATGAACAGCTTTCGCAGCAGTGGCGACCTTGAGAAGGCCGCGAGCTTCGCCAAGGATGCCGCGCCGTATATCCATCCGAAGCTGGCGGCCATTGAACACACAGGTGCAGACGGCGGCGCCATCGACCATAGCCTGACGGTGCAGTTCGTTGGCCACAAGTGAACGTCCAACTTCCGGAGAAGCTCCAGCCGCTGTTCCAGCCGCGGCGGAGGAAGGTTGCCTACGGCGGTCGTGGGTCGGGAAAGTCGTGGGGGTTCGCCCGAGCTTTGCTTGTCCTTGCAGCGCAGAAGCCGATTCGTGTGCTGTGTGCTCGGGAAGTCCAGAAGTCGATCAAGGATTCGGTCCACCGGCTACTGAGTGACCAGATCCAGGCGATGGGCCTGGGTGCTTTCTTCGACATTCTGGAAACAGAGATTCGAGGAAAGAACGGCAGTCTGTTCCTGTTCGCGGGTCTGGCTCAACACACCGTCGAGTCGATCAAGTCCTTCGAGGGCTGCGATGTGTGCTGGATTGAGGAAGCGCAGACCGTTACGAAGCGCTCATGGGACATCCTGACCCCGACCATCCGCAAAGCCGGCTCGGAGATCTGGATCACGTTCAATCCGGACATGGAGACGGACGAGACGTATCAGCGTTTCGTGGTCAACGCAGCGCCGGAAGACTTCGTGATCCAGATGAACTGGGACGACAACCCTTGGTTCGGGCCGGAGCTTGAGATGGAACGCCAGGACACGCTAAGGCGTGACCCCGACAACTACCCCAACATCTGGGGCGGCCAGCCAAAGCGGGTATCTGAAGGCGCCATCTACCGTCATGAGATTGAGCGGCTGTACGAGGAAAAGCGGGTTCGGCTGGTGCCGTATGACCCGCTCCTGAAGGTGCACACGGTGTGGGACTTGGGTTGGAACGACGCCATGTCCATCGGGTTCTGGCAGCGCTCAGGTGCTGAGGTGCGGTGCATCGACTACATCGAGGACTCGCACCACACGCTGGATTGGTATGTGGCGCAGATCGAAAAGAGGCCATTCCGCTGGGGTACGGACTTCATCCCCCATGACGGCAGGGCACGCAACACGCAGACCGGCAAGAGTACTGAAGAGGCGTTGCAGGCGATGAAGCGCAACGTCAAGGTGTTGCCTCAGTTGGACATCGAAGAGGGCATCAAGGCCGCTCGGATGATGTTCCCGCGGGTGTACTTCGATGAAGACAAGACAACCAAGCTGCTGGAGTGCCTGAAGCGCTACCAGCGGTCGATCAACGAGAAGACGCGAGAGCCTGGCGCCCCGTTGCATGACAAGTTCTCGCACGGCTCCGACATGTTCCGCTACGCCGCCATGGCCGTCGAAGAGATGAGTAACGACGACTGGGGCGGCAAGCTCAATTACCCATTCCTGGGGTCACGATGAGCAAGTTCATGGTTCTCGGCATGGGGAAAGAACAGTTCTACGAAGAGGCTGCGCGCTCGCTTGAGCGGGAAAAGGCCGAGATAGCCTATGAAAAGGGGATCCGTCTTGCAAAGATGGCGATGTACGCAGGCTGTTATGGCGAGCCGTTCCCGGACGAAATACTGAATATGAGAGGTGGAAAGGACGGCGCAATTGCCTTTCTCCACCGTTACTACGAAGCAGGATCAGCAATCCGCCGCAGGACAACCACACAACATACAGGCAGCGCAGTGATGCGTCCCGACGATGGCAAAACCAACCCCCCTCACTGAAGACAGCCTCAAGGCCCTCGCAGACAACGAGCTTCGCCAGGCTGTTGGGTATTACGGTGGGAAGCTGGCCGACCAGCGCCGCAAGGCTGAGATCTACTTCCTCGGCGAGCCCAAGTTAGACCTTGCGCCTCCCGAGGTTGCCGGCCGCTCGACGTTCGTTGCCACTGTGGTGCGCAACACCATCATGTCGATGATGCCGCAGTTGATGGCGAAGTTCGTCGGCGATGACCAGGTTGTTGAGTTTGAGCCGGCGCAGCAGGGCGACGAAGAGAAGGCCCAGCAGTGCACGGACTACCTGAACTACCTGTTCATGAAGAAGAACAACGGGCATGCCATTTGCTCGTCGTGGTTCAACGATGCGCTGCTGCAGAAGAACGGCATCATCAAGGTCTGGTGGGACACGCGCAGCGAAGAGAAGCGCGAGGAATACAAGGGGCTGACGCAGGTTGAACTGGCTCAGATCTTGGAAGATCCAGAGGTCGAGCCCATCGAGCAGACCAGCTACCCGGACGAGGAAGAGGCCGAGCAGCGCGCCAAGTACGTCGAGCAACTGACGCAGCAGCTGCAGCAGGCGATGCAAGCCGCGCAGCAGCCAGCACAAGGCCAGCCGCCCGGACAGCCTGGCATGCCTCCACAGGGCAACCCGCAGGCCGCGCAAGCTGCACAGCAGATTCAGCAGAAGCTCGCTCAGATCAACGCCGAGCCGCCCGCGATGCTCTATGACGTGGCGTTCAAGCGCTCGCTCAAGGGCGGAAAGCTGGTCATCGACAACGTGCCGCCCGAGGAATTCCTGATCTCGCGCGAGGCAAAGAGCATCCCGACCGCTCGCATGGTGGGCCATCGGGTTGCGCGCACGCTGTCCGAACTGCGCTCCATGGGCTTTCCGGGCTCGAAGATCGACAACATCGGCTCCGACGATGCCGCGGCTTCGCTGAATGCTGAGAGGATCGAGCGGCTGGGCTACGACGACGAATTCG